CAATGGGGACAAAATCTCATTAAGTTCCAGGGTGTGAAACTTCCTGGTGGTATTGAGTTCAATGGAAGACAACTTTATGATGATGCTCAACTGGAACTTGATAAAATTAAAGAAAAGATGAGCAATACTTATGAACTCCCACCACTAGACATGATTGGATGATATGTTAAATCCATTTTTTCTCAACGGAAGTAAAACAGAACAAAGTCTCATACAGGATTTAGTCAACGAACAGTTGAGGATGTATGGTGTTGAGATTTTTTATCTCCCTAGAAGTTATGTGACTAAAAATACTGTCATAAAAGAAGTAATTCAATCAGAATTTAATGATGCTTATGCAATTGAAGCTTATATTGAAAATTATGATGGATATTCTGGACAAGGAACAATTTTATCTAAATTTGGTATTCAGAATCTAGATGATTTAACATTAATCATTTCTAGGGAACGGTATGAAAACTATATTGCTCCACTAATTGCAAATCAACCTAATATTGAATTGGCCGCAAGACCAAAAGAAGGAGATTTAATTTATTTCCCTCTTGGTGATAGGATATTTGAAATTAAATATGTTGAACATGAGCAACCATTTTATCAACTGCAAAAAAATTATGTCTATCAATTAAGATGTGAACTCTTTAGATATGAAGATGAAGTTATTGATACTGGAATAGAAAGTATTGATGATGATATTTCTCAAATTGGATATATTCAAACTTTAACTATGATTGGGGCGGGAAAAACCGCTACAGCAACAGCTTCCATATGTACAAATGGATCATCTATTCAGAAGATATACATTAATAATATGGGAGGATCTTATACTTCCTTACCAGATGTTGGCATTTCTTCTGCTCCGAATGGAGGAACAACTGGTCTCACAATTTGTGCTATTACAAACAATTATGTGAATTGTAATGGTAAGGTTGGTGGTAAATTAGAATCTATAAATTTGGTTAATTCTGGTTGTGGATATACTGTAGCACCTTGGGTTACAATTCAAGGTGGTGGAGGAGTTGGTGCAGCTGCAACTGCTGGTATAACAACTGGAGCTGTTCAAATAGTCACTGTTACTGATGGTGGTTCTGGATATACTACTAGTCCATCTGTTACCGCTACTCCAAGTAATGGAGCTTCCTTTGTAAGTAATATTAACTCCGCAGGTATTGTCACTTCAATCTATATTACTAATAGTGGAAGTGGGTTTAGTACATCACCAATAATTACAATTGGATCTCCCATAGGAGTTGCAACGGGAGTTGGTGTAGGAACTTATATCTATAATGAAGTTGTAACTGGTGAAACATCTGGAGTTACTGCTAGAGTGAAGACCTGGACTAAATCGGATAATGTTCTTGAAATATCTATTGTTGACGGAACATTCACTCCTGGAGAAGTTATTGTTGGGTCAAGATCAAATGCAAGATATAATATTTTATCACAAAATACCGATGATTTAGTTTCGCCTTTCGCGGATAATGATAATATAGAATTAGAAGCTGATAAAATATTAGATTTCTCAGAGACTAATCCCTTTGGGATGCCATAAGTTTAAAGTTGTTAAATAGTAATAGAATAATAGTATAAAATAATGTTTGAGTATTTTTATAACGAAATCTTTCGATCTGTAATTATCGGATTCGGTACATTATTTAATGGAATTGAGGTCAAACATAGTTCTGATAATAGTGTTGAAAGTGTCATTAAGGTTCCATTATCATATGGACCTACTCAAAAGTTTCTTGCTAGGATGGAACAAGAAGCAAATTTAAATAAACCAGTTCAAATGACACTCCCTCGAATGTCATTTGAATTCATTGGATTGCAATATGATCCAAGTCGAAAATCTACTCAAACTCAAACTGTTATCAATCAAACATCTGATGGGGACAGTGTTAAAAAAAGTTATGTTCCTGTTCCATATAATATGTCATTTACTTTGTCCATCATGACAAAATTGAATGATGATATGCTTCAAATTACGGAGCAGATTTTACCTTATTTTCAACCGGCTTATAATCTTTCAATCAATTATCTTGGCGAATTAAAGGAAAAGAGGGATATTCCAATTCAACTAGATTCTATTGATATGAGTGATGATTATGAGGGTAATTTTGATACTAGAAGGGCATTAATTTATACTTTAAGTTTTACCGCAAAAGTATATCTATTCGGTCCTATTACAGACGTTACAAGTCAGATTGTCAAAAAAGTTACTGTTGGATATCTTTCTGGAAATGGTCCACAAGATCCGAAAGCTTCAAGAGATTATAGTTATCAAACTACTCCAAGAGCAATTAAGGATTATACTGGAGAGATTGTAACATTGTTGTCTAAAAACTTAAACATGATTGATACATTGGTCGAAGTTGATGATGGAAGCTCCATTACAGAAAAAACTTACATCTATGTTGGACAAGAAGAGATGTATGTTGAATCAGTTACTGGAAATACTCTTGTAGTTAGAAGAGGTCAAGATAATACACAGGTATCAAATCACGTCCTTGGTGCTCAAGTTTCGGATATTACAGAATCCGATAACAACCTCATTCAATTCGGAGACGACTTCGGATTTGATGGTGAAATTTTTTGATAGGGGATAAATTGTGGAAAATAAATTTGAAAAATTAGATGAAACTTTTGATGTTACACCAATCAAATCTGAAGAAACACAAATTGATACAAAAATAGAAAAAATTTCTTCATCTGTTGACGACATCAAAAAAGATTATGAATATACTAGAGGTAATTTATATTCCATTATTGAAAAGGGTCAAGAGGCTATCAATGGTATATTAGAACTTGCTCAGGAAAGTGAGATGCCTAGAGCATATGAGGTTGCTGGACAATTAATTAAAAATGTTTCTGATGCTACGGACAAATTGATGGACTTGCAAAAGAAACTTAAAGATGTCAATAAAGAGGAAGAATCAAAAGGACCTACAAATGTTACAAATGCACTGTTTGTAGGTTCAACCGCAGAATTGCAGAAACTCTTAAAGAAGAATGTTGATGACTTATAAATACATAGAGTGGAAGATCTAGGCGGTAGAACATGTCAGCAGTACCGACAGTAAACATATCTATCGATAGCGGCACTAGTTTTACTGCCACATATACAATTTCAAATTCTGATGGTAGTGTTTTAGATTTGAGTGGGTATACTGCATCTTCAAAAATTAGAAAATATCCAACTTCTCCAACTTCCAATAATTTTTCTGTAGGAATAAATTCTACTTCCGGAAAAATTACTATCTCAATGGCGAGCACTTTAACTACTGGATTGAGTGAGGGAAGAAATTATTATGACATTGTAATTATATCCCCATCCAGCACTACTTCAAAAGTTATTCAGGGGATGGCCATAGTAAATTCAACTGTCTCTGAATAATAATGTCAGATTATAACGTATCATTCAATCCCGATAACAATTACGGTATTTCGGTATCTTCTGCTGGTGTTCAAGGTATCCAAGGAATACAAGGTATTCAGGGAATCCAAGGTGATTTCGGTATCCAGGGAACTGATGGCGCTTTTGTAGCACAAGGTATCCAAGGAACTCAAGGAATTTTTGGTGTCCAAGGAACTTTTGGTGTCCAAGGGATTCAAGGTGTTCAGGGTATTCAGGGACCTCAAGGTATCCAAGGTATCCAAGGAACTTTTGGTATCCAAGGCATTCAAGGTATTCAAGGTGTCCAAGGTATTCAGGGACCTCAAGGCATCCAAGGTATTCAAGGAATTTTTGGTGTTCAAGGCATTCAAGGCATTCAGGGCATCCAAGGAATACAAGGTATTCAGGGTGTCCAGGGCATTCAAGGAACTTTAGGCATTCAAGGCATCCAAGGAATTCAAGGAGTTATTGGTACAACCGGTATTCAAGGACCTCAGGGAATACAGGGTATTCAAGGTATTCAAGGATCTCAGGGAATACAGGGTATTCAAGGTATCCAAGGATCTTTAGGTATTCAAGGTATCCAAGGAACTTTGGGTATTCAGGGAATCCAGGGTATTCAAGGAATACAGGGTACTCAAGGAATCCAGGGTGTTCAAGGTATTCAAGGTATTCAAGGTGTTCAAGGTAATCTTGGTCAAACAGGTAATACTGGTTCTACTGGTGGAGTTGGTCCACAAGGATCTCTAGGAAACACTGGCCTACAAGGTATCCAGGGCATCCAAGGTATCCAAGGTATCCAAGGTACCCAAGGAAATCAAGGTATCCAAGGATCTTTAGGTATTCAGGGTATTCAGGGTATTCAGGGTATCCAAGGAGTTCAAGGTGTTCAAGGAACACAGGGAATACAAGGAATACAGGGTCTTCAAGGAATACAGGGTATCCAAGGAATACAAGGTATTCAGGGTGTCCAAGGAACACAAGGTATCCAAGGAGTTCTTGGATTTACTGGAGATAGTGGTCTTCAAGGAATCCAGGGTGTTCAAGGTATCCAAGGACCTCAGGGAATACAAGGTGTTCAGGGTATTCAAGGAGTCCAAGGAATACAAGGTATTCAGGGTATTCAGGGTATACAAGGAATTCAAGGGCCCCAAGGTATCCAAGGAATACAAGGTATTCAGGGTATCCAGGGTATTCAGGGTATACAAGGAATTCAAGGGCCTCAAGGAATTCAAGGAGTCCAAGGAATACAAGGTATTCAGGGCATTCAAGGAACTTTAGGCATCCAAGGCATCCAAGGAATTCAAGGAGTTATTGGTACCACCGGTATTCAAGGATTATCAGGCAATACTGGCCCGTCTGGAGCGCAAGGATCTTTAGGAAATATTGGTATTCAAGGATCTTTGGGAATTCAAGGTGATATTGGAACAATCGGTATTCAAGGTATTCAAGGCAATCTTGGTTCAACTGGCAATACTGGTTCTGCCGGACCACAAGGAGCTCTAGGAAACACTGGTCTTCAGGGTATCCAAGGTATCCAGGGACCTCAAGGTATTCAAGGTATTCAAGGTATCCAAGGTATTCAGGGACCTCAAGGTATTCAAGGAATACAAGGTATTCAGGGACCTCAAGGTATTCAAGGAATACAAGGTATTCAGGGCCCTCAAGGAATACAAGGTATTCAAGGACCTCAAGGAACCCAAGGTGTTCAGGGCCCTCAGGGAACACAGGGAACACAAGGTGTTCAAGGAACCCAAGGTATTCAGGGCCCTCAGGGAACACAGGGAACACAAGGTGTTCAAGGAACCCAAGGTATTCAGGGCCCTCAGGGAACACAGGGAACACAAGGTGTTCAAGGAACACAAGGTATCCAGGGACCTCAAGGAACACAAGGTATCCAGGGTGTTCAGGGCACTCAGGGAATACAAGGAATTTTAGGTGTTCAGGGAACAACTGGTGAATTTGGTGGAGCTACATTTGATTATAATTTTGACAATAATACTAATGATAGTGATCCCGGTTCAGGAGATTTAAAGCTCAATAATGCTAACCTAACTCTTTCTACAGAAT